GCTAGAAAACTCTCGTGCTGCTAATACAATGAACCTAAACAACTTGTCTAACAGACAGGCTATGGTTATGGCAGAAGCATCAGCAGTAGCACAGATGGATGCGTCTAATCTTAATAATCGTCAACAGGCTGCAGTAAATAATGCACAGTCGTTCCTGCAGATGGACATGGCTAATCTGTCTAATCAACAGCAGACAGAATTATTTAAAGCGCAGCAACGTACACAGTCTTTGTTTACAGATCAGGCTGCAACTAATGCTGCTGCACAGTTTAATGCTACCAGTCAAAATCAAGTAGATCAATTCTTTTCTAATCTTGCTAATCAAACTAGCCAGTTTAATGCTACACAGTCGAATGCACAGTCACAGTTTAATGCAGGTCAGGCTAATACAGTTAATCGTTTTAATGCAGAGATGAACAATCAACGTGATCAGTTTAATGCACAAAACCAAACCGTGCTGGCACAGTCAAATGCACAGTGGCGTAGACAGATAGCTACAGCAGATACGGCTGCAATTAATCGTGCTAATGAAATAAATGCACAGGCCATACTAGGTATGTCTGATGCAGCGTACAATAATTTGTGGGGCTACTACTCTGATACAATGGAGTGGGCATGGACTACAGCAGAGAATGAACAAGACAGGCAAATGAATATTGCTGTCGCTACCATTAATGCTGATGCCGATACAGATGCAGAAAAAATTAAGGGTGACTATGCGGCAAGTGCAGGACTTGGTAAATTTGCAATGGATATGGTTAAGTTTGGTATTACAGGTGGATTTTAAATATGGCATATACTAATGGAACACGATTAGCTAATAAAGCTATGCGTATTAGAAATAGTAAAAGTAAACCTAAACCTTCTCCTATAATGCCTAAAGGGTTGCTAAATAAACCAAATTCTGATAATATAAAAGATAATACTAATATCGCACTAAAATTAAAAGAACATATAAGAAAAGGATTTGAGGATGCTTGATAAGAATGCACTAGCACCTATGCTTGATGCACCCATTCCGGGTCAAGGTTTAACTGCACCATTGGGTGACAGGCCGTGGCAACAACCCCCAATGCTACCCACACCAGAAGAGGCTTTATCTTATTATGTAGAGCGTCTAACAGGAGAGGAGCAAGTGCCTCAAATGTTAGACTTATTAGAACTAGGAGTTCCAGTAGATACACTTGTAGATACTGTTCAACTTACAGGCGTTATGGAAGGTATTCATAGTGTTGATGTAGGTATTCTTATATCTCCTGCATTAACAGAATTAGTTAGTCAAATTGCTACTAAAGCAGATATAAAACATAAAGTAGAAGGAGAAGAAACTAATCCTAATGCATCATCTAGAGCAGAAATAGCTTTACAGCTACAAAAATTAAGAGAAGAAGATGGGGATAAGTTAAACTTAATTGATAAAGATACTACACCGATAGAAAATAATGTTGATGAAATGCCAGAAGAAAAACCTGCTGGCTTAATGGCTAGGAGATAGATTATGGCTTTTATTAGTGGTGCATTTTTAGGTGGTATGGCAGAACGCGGCTCCGAAATATTTAAAGAAGAACGTGAAACAGCTTTAGCCAATTCAACTGAACAGCTAAAAATACTTACTACTCTTGGTTTACCTGCGGCTGCAGAGTATAAACAAAAGTCACGTCTAAAAAGTAAAATGTTTGGAGACTTAAAAAAGTTAGGATTTGATGGTGATAGAATTGCTGTTATTATGGAACAAGGTCAAGGTCAAGATGTAATTGATTTTGTAAATACTAAGAAAAAAGTAATTGAAGATTATAAAGTCAATCCTGCAGAAATAGTAACATTTGCAGAAGGATACGAAAAACATGGCTATACAGAAAAAGAAGTATTAGAACTTGTATTAGGTAAAGTAGAAAAAGGTGTTCCTGTTGGCGATGCTATTTCTGAAGTTACAGGTAAACCTTCTACTCTTACTGAAGCACTAGGTGGAAATTTTGATAGTATAGGTCAAAAACGTATAGAGAATGTAGCTGCTGCTGCTGGGGTATCTATTGATGAACTACAAGCATATGCGAGTGATAGTCTTACATTTGATCCTATTGCTGTAAAAGGAACCGTATCATTATTTGATGAGGCTGCTGCTGCAAAAGCTGCAGGAGATACCTTTACAGCAGATAAAGCTAGAATACGTCTTAGTAATTATGGCGCAGGACAAATTATTGGTGGCGAAAAGGTTGGTGCAACTTCTGAAGGTGTTCCTATATATGCTTTAGATGTTGGTATTGCTAAAGGATTACTAGATAATAAAGTTAGTGAATTGGTAACTGAAAGAGAACAAAGAAATAAAGGAAGACCTTTAACTAGTGCTGATATACTAGAGATGGAAAAAGAAATAGTTGATTGGGCAAGAAATACAGAACTTGAGGAAGGATCAGGAACATATCTACATGCAACTTTAAAGCCAGATGTGGTAGTAGAGTCGGGCGCAGTTAGTAACGATGGGTCTGTAAGTGGTCCGTTGGATGTAACTAATTTATCTGTAAATGAATTACAAGATAAACTTAGAGAAGAACTAAAAACTATTAATGGTAAAAAACCTACTCCTTCAATGGCAGAAGCACTGAGAAAACAAATAACTTCTGCTATTAGAGAACGTATGAAAAGAGATGGTATAACTAATGAACTAACAATAGCAGCAAGAGCAGAGAGTCAAGTTAATGCTATTCTAAAAAATGCAGGTTATGGTCAACCCGGAAAAGAAAGCACTAACAAAATAGACTTAGTTGATGAGGATTAAAATAGAGGCTAGTAATGCTAAAAGCATATAATCAACTTGATGAATTAGATAAAAATACACTGGCATCTGATGATGAATTTATCGCAGATGCCGTTACTTTTTTAGAAAATCGTGGTGGTCTTAGTGGTAAGATGACCCGTGAAGAAGTGTATGAAAATTTTATGGAGCATATGCGTTATCACGATGTTAATGAAGTAACTACTATTCGTGATTTAGAGTATGCACAAAATGCTAGTGGTGAAGATAAAAGAGGCTTTGCTAGATTAATAGATGCTTATGATAAAGTAAACGATACTGATACAGGGCGTATGTTGGGTGACTACGCTATGGGTTTAGCTACAGCACCATCAACTTACTTAGGTTTACTAAGCGGCATGACAGGTAAAGCAGCAGCAGTTGCTGGAACGCAAGCAGCTAAGTTAAGTATTCGTAAAGCATTAGCGAGTGCCATGAAGTCAGGAGCAAAAGCTGCTGTCATGGGTCCGGGTCTACCCGGTAAACTAAAATACGCATCTCCTCTTTTATCTGAAGCGGGTATAGGCGCGGTGCAGGGTTTAGCACAATCTGGTACACGTGTATCCACAGGTCAAGAGGATGAGTTTAAGTTTAGTAGAGCCATTACTAACGCTGCTGCTGCTGGCGTTGGTGGTGCTGCTATAGCAGGTGCAGGTTCATTAGTAGGCACTGTAGCACAGGCAGGAACAAATATAGCATTAGCTAAGTATGCGAGAGAAACAGCAAAAACTCCAGAGGAGTATCAAGAAATTTTAAGGAGGGGTGTGGTAGGTCTTACTGCAGAGCAACGAACCGTAAATGCTAATGAATTGTTAGAGGCTGCTAGACTAGGTGCTGCAAAAAAAGCAAAGGTAGCAGCAGAAAAAAGTAAAGAAATACTTAAAAATGCAGACAAAGAAAAAGTAAAAAAGATTAAAGCTAAGTTAAATGAACTAGACCCTGCTCAAGTTGCTGAAGGAAGAAGACTTAAAAAAGACCTTAACCCAAGTGATACATTAGAGGGTGCATTAGGCTCTGAAGTTATTGATAATATAGCAGCCGCTGCATATAGAGTAAGCGATGTTCTTGAATTAAAAGAGGGAGACAGAATAACCACTGCATTACACAGAGCAATGACTGAAGGTAAATTACAGGCACTTGGAATTAATAAAATATTAAGAGAACATAATTTAAATTATGATCAGTTTTCTCTTGTGTATCTTGCAGAAGTATCAGAAGCTGGTAGAACTTTGGGCATACAAGGAAAATTAAGCCAAGCACTAAAAAAGAAGTATCGTGTAGTTGGAGAGTTGGCTGATCCAGAAATGCAACCCATGCATAATTTACTTAATTCTTTAGATGATTTAAATGTAAATGGTGTGTCTTCAGTAACAAGAGAACAAGCAGAGGATGCTGTAGGTGACTCACAGGTATTACTACAATACTTGAGAGACTTTGATAAGTCTGGTATTGGTGCTATGACACTGCAACCTGCTACCACAATGCGTAATACTATGGGCGGTGGATTTAGATTAGCCTTTGATGCAACAACACGTACTATGGATAACTTGCTTGTTAAAGCATCTGGTAATAGTCCATCGGGTAATAGCAGAGGCATATTTGATGGTAGTCTTGATACAGTTAGATATATGTTTAATCCTCAAGAAAGTAGAGTAATACGAACTTTATTTGAAGAGAATATGCCAGAGGAGGCAAAGTTATTATTCCGTGAGGCTGGAGACTTAGCTGCCAGAACAGATGGCGAAAGCAATTTAGCACACATAAGCAGAAAAGTTCAAGTGTTGAATACTGCTTCTGATAATATGTTTAAACAGGGTATGCTTGCCGCATCTTTAAAAAGACGTTTAGCAGATCAAGGAGAGGACTTGTATGACATAATAAGAAAGGGTGAGTTTGGAGATATTGATGTAGAAGTATATCAAGAAGCAATTAAAGATGCTTATGAGTTTACCTATCAGGCTTCTATGAAAGGTAAAGACCCCTTCAGTTCATTTGCAAGAGGTGTTATAAGACAGAGTAATAGTACTCCATTTGTAATATCTGCATTCATGCCCTTTCCTAGATTTGTTGCAAATCAAATTAAATTTCAGTATCAACACATGCCTGTTATTGGTATGCTTGACATTGTAGCAGGTAAAGTTGCACCGTCTATTATAGGTAATAGAGCAGCAAAAGAAGTATTTAGAGAAAGATTACCTAAGCAAATGGCTGGTGCATTAGCATTAGTTGCTGCTTATAATTGGCGATCACAACAAGGTGACGGTGCAGAGTGGTATGAAATACACAAGGGTGGTGATGACTACATTGATGCAAGGGCAGTCTATGGTCCTATGTCTACTTTTATGGTAGTTGCAGATATATTGTATCGTATGTCTTCAAACACCATGTCTGACTTGCCACAAAAACCTTTTCAATACTATACAAAAGCGTTTGCTCAAGCAACATTAGGGTCCACACTTAGAACGGGGCTGGCTATATCAGCATTAGACAAAGGTTTAGCTGATACCTTTTTAGATAAGGGTGCAGAAAAACTTGCAGGTGAATCTATAGGTAACTTTTTAAGTCGTTGGAGTATTCCTGCTGGCGCACTTAAAGATATGTATGGTCAAGCAGATAGAGATGCTCGTCTTATTCCAACCACAGCTACAGGAGATGAAAATTTTTTAGATTATGTCTATAAAAAAGTAACTCGTAACTTACCTGATATACCTTTGTCTACTCTTACAGGTGGTATAATTGAAAGAAATTATGATCAGTCTGCTGTATCTCCACTAATGACAGGGCCGCTTATAGCTATTAACCCAATCGAAAAACAGTTATTTGGTGCTACAACCATTCGTAAGAATGCTTTAACAAAAGAAATGTCAAGACTTGGTATGGAATATAGAGATATGTATAGACGTGATGGGGATGATAAAATAGATTTTTATACTAGGCAGGAATTGTCTCGCCAAAATTCTAATGTAAATTTAAATGAACGCTTACGTGCAATAATTAAGACAGATTCATATAGAATAAAAACACGTTCTGCAAAAGTAGCCATGCTTAGAGAAGCAGCTACAGATGTTGTAAATGAAGCAAAGAAAATTGCTAAGTTAAGATTAGTACAGCAAGCAAAACGTAGAGGTCTTCCTTATAGCAGGGTAGACTTAGCAGAATGGAAGGCATCCTCTACTACTGATGTAAATCAAGTTAATGAACTATATCAATCTTATCCCGGTAATGAAGGGCGAACAGTTGGTAAAGATAAAGATTTGTTTTTCTTCATAGGAGATAAAAAATATAATGTAATGCAATGGGCAGTATCTAGAGGACTGCCTTATGTAAAAGCATCAAAACTATAGGTTTATAATGAGAGCAGTTAAATCACAAATGGATATTGAGCTTGAAGGAGTAGACATCTCTCTGTCGGAAACGTCTGACCCACGCTCTGAACCCATTGCTATTAAGGGTAGAGGTTTTGAGGGAGCAAAAGAAGGTTTAACACAGGCTCTTGACCTAGCAACAGACGTAGCACCATTTGTAGGCTCTGCCAAAGCCCTGACTGAATTACCAGAGGATGCACAGTTTGCATATCAACTTCTTGAGGAAGGGTATGACGAAGGCAGCATTAAGAAGATGGGGTTGGGTGCAGGGTTTGGTGTTCTTACAGCAGCAGGATTTTTGCCCGGTGCAAAGGTAGCTACAGACATAGGACAACGAACTATAAAGGAATTTGTTACACCTGTAAAGACTGTAGGTAGAGGTGAGGATAAAAAAATTATTTCTGCAAGTGAACCTATTATGCGTATGGAAGAAAGTGTAGAAGAAACTTTAACACCCCGGTTACAACGTGCTATGGACACAGATAAATTTTCTGAAGCTGCGTCAATTCTTCCTGCACCTGCTAGATTTTTTGATCCTACTAAACGAGACTACAAACAACAAATGGCAGAAGGGCTTTCTAAAGCGGGTGTTGATTTAGACTTAGACTTTGGTAACTATGTTATGATGGGTCAGGGTAAACCTGCTGATGTATCTAATAAAACTTTTGAAAATCTTTTTATTAGCGCAAGAACATCCTCCAAAAAAAGTTCATCTCTTTCGCCATCAAAAAGAATTGAAAATAAAACAACAGCAAGGGCAAATAAACTTACCGAAAATTTATCTATAAAAGATATGAAAGAAAATTATAAAACTAATACTGGTAGAACAGGAGTTGAAGTAAGAACGAATCTTTTACAACCGGAAAAATTTAAAATTGTTTCTAATAATGAGCCTAGAGTTTTAGATCATCCCATTGTTGCAGTTCAAGATATGCGATCAAAAGAAAAAGGAGGTAAACATTTTTATACCTTAGATACACAATTTGTTGGTCCTGTAAATATGAAAAAACTTGAACAAGAAGCACAACCTAACTTGCGTCCTTCAACTGTTGGTGATATTAGATTAGGAAATCAAGTAGGCGAAATAAGAATACCCACGAAAGGTGGATTTACAACACACCCTTTATATGACTACATTGAGGTGGACTCAGTACCTTCTTTTTCCAAAGGTGTTGGACAGATAGAAAAGTTTAACATGGGTGGACTAGCATCAGTAGATAAACAAATGAATAAGTTAATGGCAAAAGGGGGCAACTAAGCCCCCTCTCTCATTTTAGAACCTACCTAGCCATCGTGCTATGTGTGACACAAACGGTAACAACGTAGCTGCCATAAACAAGTTCACACCCGTGTGTGCAATTGCAATACGCAATGTATCTCCTTTAGGCATACCATCTGACACAAACAAACCTGCCAGCCAGATTGTTCCCGTTGTGCCTATGTTCGCGCCTAACACTGCAGCAATAGCTGCTGGTAAAGGCAAGGCACCAGAGGCAACCAGTGCAATAATAGCTGTAGTAGACAGGCTAGATGACTGCCACAGCAGTGTCATTATGATACCACCTGCAAACATATACAAGGGATTGCCCAAGAACCATGAAAGATGTTCTATGTTGCCCATAGATTTCATGCCACCAGAGAACGTCTTCAAGCCTACGTAGAATATAATTAAACCTACTAAGGCTGTTATTACAGGGTTTCCTAAGTCCATCCTACTTACTCTCTTCCATAGTTTCTTTCCTTCCGTCACCTGTTGTCACCTGACCCTGACAAAGTACCCCGCTTCTTCCTATCGGCTAGTTTCTCTAAGTTCTTCTCCATGATATGTCCAAGGTCCATCCCCATTTCTTCTGCTAATACAGCACAGTACCACATAACATCACCAATCTCGTAGCCAATCTCAATCTTTTTGGATTCATATTCATCTGGTGGTGCGCCATCACGTATAAATTTTTTTACCTTGTTGGCAATCTCTCCTGCTTCCCCAGTCAGGCCCAGAGTTAAATACTCTGTGGCCTTTTCTTTTGGGAAGATGGCAGTTTCACAGGCTGCTATTTGATAGGCTTTAGCTGATATTCCATACATATACTTCTCCTTCATCCAGTTCCTAGCCTCTTGCTCTAGCTTGTTCATTGCGTTGCACTCTCTTTAGGTTGGCGTAGTAGGCATCATTCCATCCTCTCTGCCACTCACGAAACTGCATCGTATTAGTGTGCAGCTTCCTCTCTACTTTTGGTTTGATCTTCTTATCCTTATCAATAGATTCACCCCAATTGAAGAAGTCTTGGTAGCCCCACTCATACTGTACTTTGAGTGGAGCATCATACTTACTTAGTCCGTTACGCCGCATTCAAAATCTCCTTTGCCTGATAATTAAAAAGTTTAATCGCTGTAACACGATCTATGTTGAACCATTCATTCCTACGTTCCTTTGCAAAGTGTTCAAATATCTGATGCATTTCTGTTTCCTTACGGGAGTAGTTATCAGAGTAGACTGTAGCAATTATCTCATAGTCACGAAACGGTGAAGATGTTTGATAACTATGACATCTATTCTGTGCATCCATAGCCTTACCTACCTTAACCCATTCAGGCCATGCTGGATTAACAATAGCATAAACATCTCCTGACTCTCCTGAATCATACAGCCTACGAACCAACTCGTTGTAGTCCTGTGCCTTGACACTATTGAATACAATCTTATCCAGACTACCACCCTGTTGGATGTAACTATCTAAGGTGCGATGCTTACGTTTGTAATACACCAAGCCATCTGTACTCATGTGATGATTAATCCCTGTCTTGCGCCACGTTGTACCATCAAAACGCCGACCATCTGCACGTATATCCCCATTGATAGGCTTCATATCTATTCTCCTTTTTTAACTGATTCGGAAAGGTTTCTGCCAAACTCTGCGCTGGCAACTTTAAGTTGATCTAGGTGCATTCTAGCAGTTTTTATTCTGCCTTTCAAGTCTATTACTTGTTCAAGCATGTACTTTTGCAGGTCTGTTAGATCATCAAATGCGTAATCCTCACCATCAATAGTAATCATTTGCTTGTCTTCATTTACTTTCTTTTTTGTCATCATACTTCTCCTTTTCTTTTAGCCACTCTTTATACTGTTCAGACTTGCGGGGTGGATTAGCTATCAACCAACCCTCGCCCCGTTTCCATACCAACTTACTCATTGAAGTAGTTGTTCAGGATGTCAAGCCTATCTTCATGCATAGCCATCTTATCTAACTCTGCTTGTATTGCTTCCATAATATCTGAATGCTCTCCTATACCTGCTGGATTTTTAAGATAGACCTCAATATTCATACAATGCAACTGGCTATTAGCCTTTGCGTGTTGCTTTAGTGTTTGTATCATTTGCTCTCTCACTTGTCAACTCCTTTCTGTTTAAATCTGTGCTTGAAGAATACAATCAAATTGATTGTGGTGTTGACAGTGATAGCTAGTATCAGCCACCACTGCCACCATGTAGGCATGTCTACTCCTTCAATCATGCTGCATTCAAGTCTACAATCTCACAAGCATCTGCTGTACATGCCAACTCACGCCCACCTGTTGTCGTGTCTTCTTTTTCAAACTCCTGCAGCTTTGCCCAATCAACACTTCTAGGCATCTGTATTATCATAGCATCATATTCATCTTCTGTACAGTCCTGATATGGTGCTTGCTTATACGTGTGATCACTAAATGGTAAGAAGCTGATGCCTGACACTTCATCAAAGTGTTTATACACCCAAGCACCTACATCCATCCACTCATCTTCCTTAACAGAGATTGTCACTGACGGTTTATGTTCGCACCAGTAACGCTGATAGGTAAGCCACAACTCAAGCTGTTCAATAGCCGACAGTACTGTGCGTGTAACCGCCCCACGTGGTGATGCCATTGGAAAGCTGAACACTGTTGTAGACTCTGGCTTCATAACATCTGGCTCTGCAGGTATACCTTCTGACACAAGAAACTGTGTCAGTGGGTCTTTGTTATCGCCACGTACAGTACGAATGTAGTGTGGGTTGTGCCTCGCATGGATGCCACTAGCACTGTCTACAAGCT